ATCAGTTGGATTTACTGACTGAACATTTGGATTCTGGCGAAGTTCAGACTTCTTAGTTTGATCTGCGTATCTAACATAAGACTTACCACTCTTATCTGTAACTCTTACTTTCTCTTTACCATCTTTAATTTCTTCACCAAGAATAGGAGCTCTAAGTTCAGCAAATGCTTGACGGAATGGGTTAGAATTATAAATCTTTGATTCACCAAAGAGTTTCCCTCTTACTGCCTTCTTTTCCATGGCACTCATATTAGTGTTTGACATGTACTGGGAAAATGCCTTATCTAATTCAACGTCTTCTCTTCTTGCTCTATATCTAATATCATAAACTGCTTGTTTTATTTTTTTCTCAGATCCACCACCCTGATCAGCAGACGCTGCAGCAGGAGC